AAGTTTTTCCAGTGCTTGACTCACCAGCAAGGGCTGTAACCTTGTTGGAAGGAATACCCCCAAACAAAGAACCGCTAACGACAGCATTAAAGATGTATGACCCAGTATCAACAAACGAGGTAACGTCACCTGCGGCAACACCATCACTAACAATACTTGCAAATTCATTTCCACTCTCCTTAATTACAGAATCTAAGAATCCCATTTAGCTTCATCCTCATAAAAGTTTACATAATTATAATCCTTACTCATGAGTTTAGCAAACCCAAGAGCAGTATCATAGTTCTCAAAGCATTTAATGTCTTGAGAATTAATTTGTCCAACCACATGATTAGTCCATGTGACTACAAAGACTTTCTTGTTCATTCAAAGAAACTCCCAATGCTGATGGTTTTCTCATGCTTCCATCCAATACATTGTAGCACGTTCTTCAAAGGTTCCAAGAAACTCTTCTCGAATTGTGTTTGGTAATCCACATATTTTTCAATACCAAACTCTTTCGGCAACTCACCAAAGAAGCTAATAGCATTCTCATGGAGTGGGTTTGGTGTCTTGAGGTACATGAATTTAATTTTTTCTCCCTCCTGTATCAAGGCATGTTTATTTTCTACCTTATGTTTCCTCACATAATGATTATACAGAAGGGCACCCCTCACATGGATGGGGGTTCCTTTACTATAGATGTCAGTTCTGTGGCGATATTTCTCAAGGTTGTTAACGCCTCTGGGAAATGCGACTTCCTCGTAGGGTCGTTCTCTGGTTTCTGCTCTGACATCATTGATAAAAGTGATAAGCTCATCATTTGTCTTGCCGATAATGATCTTGAATGCTGCATATAGTTTGTCCCTAAAATACGCTGGTGTTGATGACCTAGCTGTTTCTAGTCCCATGATCTTCATCTTGGGTTCCTTGTATCTAACTCCTTCAGAGTCCCATACGTTAAGTATGTATCTCTTCTTAGCAGTCCAGATACCACGATCAGCGATGTTCTCTCGCTTCATGCTCATCTTTTGGTCATACGCTGAAACATACGTTGCAAGTTCCTGATATGAGTTCTCGATAAATGGTTCCAACTTGTCTTCGCAGATCTTGTCAAGTAGCTCAACAACTTTATTCTTATCACCAGACTTATGACTAAGAAATTTATCAACAAGAGGTCCGAGATTAAGATAGATTGAGTCAGTGTCGGATGCAATGACATAATCCTCCTTATCTGTAGAGAGTAGTTTATTTAGATAAGCATTCATCTTGTTCTCAATCCAACGGATAGAGACCTGACCAGATAGAGTGATAGCTTCTGCATTTGCTAGACGGTAATAACGAAAGTGTTCATTACCGATAGCACCATAAGCAGAGTTGAGAGAGATCTTCTTTGCCATCTGAATGTTATTACATCTGGCAATCTCTTTCATCAGTTCAACAGTAGGAGTTTTTTCATACTGTTGCTTTGCCTTGATCATCCTCTTCTTAAAGATAACACGACTGTCGTACATCTTCTGCATCATCTGTGGCAGGAACCCATGCTTATCTTTACGATACTGGGCACCATTTGCACAGACTGCAAACTCACCATCAATCTCAGTCTTTTTGTTTAGAATCCCTTCAACGCTTGCGTTGGGATGTCTAGTCTGCCTGAGTGTTTCTGGCGAGATGTTGTATTGCATAATAAGATGAGGATACAAGCTATTAAGGTCAAAAGAGACCACCCAATCATAGAATCCTGGAATCGGTTCTTTGACATACGCCCCCGCATATTTTTCTGATTTGTCATTTTGTTTCTTAGGAGGAATTGCTATGTTCCTCTTAAGAAGTTCAACGTATATGTAATTATCCCACATACGAACCTGACTGAACACATCTTCATAATTCACCTTGGCATCGTATGCCATGGTGTATGCAAGTTCAATCAATTTCATCTTGTCGTCAAGTTGATCTACCAACCTAACGTCATGGATGTTGTACTCGATAAACTTCTGCCAATTGTTCTCATAGAACTCTTTGAACGTATCGTATTCAGAGTGATCAAGTTTCTTCTCACCCAGTTCTACATTACAAATATGATCCAACCTATAGCTTTCTTGGTTTGTATAAGTAAACTTCTTATACAGTTCAAGATAATCTAAGGTGGATATACCAAGTGTATCTACAGCAATCTGTCTACGTCCTTTAATATAAATCTCACGAGTAGAAACAAGTCTCCATGGAGAAAGAAGTTTAGTAAATTTTTCACCAAGAATACGATCAATGCGATTACGAATGTACGGCATATCGAATAGCTGTACGTTCCAACCTGTAATTACGTCAGGATAATTTTCCTGCCAGTATTCAAGGAATGCTCCCAACATGCCTTCTTCTGATCGGAAATGCATGTAGTCCACCATGGGGTCTTTGTTATTGAATGGACGTGCCCCGAACACAACAATCCTACCAGTGAAACTATCTTTGATTGAGATGGCAAGGATCTCCTGATCGGCAGATTCGATATCAGGGAAACCGTTTTCTGCTGCGGTTTCAATATCAATTGTGAAAACACGGATCTTACTAGCATCAAACTTAAGTTCTTCTTCTGGATGTTGTTCTGCAATATACTGATATAAAAATCTACTGTTTCCATAGATCTCAAAATCAGGTACTTCTTTGTATTGTTTTATAAACTCTCTAGCTTCTTTAATAGAACCAAACTTATGTGGTTCTACACAATTTCCTTCTAGTGTACGCCACTTTGAATAATTTTTACTAGGCAAATACATCGTGGGGTTGAAAGGAACCCTCACGTTGAAACGATTGCCATTCTCATAACCACGGACAAGCAGACGGTTGCCTGCTTGCTCTACACTAGTGTAAAATTTCATTCAAGACATTCAAGATAACGAGCAAGGATTGCCTTGCTAGGATTAGTCACAATGGTCACATCAGAAGACCGAACATTAAATTCAGTCTCTGATGAGTGTTTTGCCCAAGGGGTTAGTTGACCTTCACAGTCTAGCACATATGGTTGAACTAACCATATGTCAGGGTCACCTGGTAAAGTGTCACCCTCAACTGCTTCTACCTGAGTGACGATCCACTCATGCTGCAGTTTGATCAGGTTCGCCTTCAGTTCCATTTTGTTGCTCAGGATAAAAAATTTGTTCTTCTGTCAATCCAACTTCACGAAGTCTACCCGCAAAATTGTCAAGAATATTATTGTCAGGGAAAACAACACTAATAATATGTTCTCCTCCAAGACGATGTTCTTCTACTGGAGAGAAAGGACACCAACGAGAATATGAAATAGGAATAGTTCCATCTTCATTTCCAGTACCAAGTGCTAGCTTGTATGGATACAACATACGATATCCAATAACTTTATTTTCTTCTTCTTCATTACGAACTTCACCGAAGATACAAAGAACATGATCTCCGTTCGCTAAGGTGACAATACGAACATTATGATTAGTCCTCAATGGGGCGTTCGCTTGTGGTTCAGTTTGTTCAGTCATTTAATACCTCTGGTTGAATAGTTTCAGTTTTGGATTCGATTTCTTTCTTTTCTTTAATTTTGTTTTCATATGCATTTTGCAATCCTGGTTCAGGAGTGCTAATTGTCATTACACTATCATATGGAATTTTAAATTGCCAATCTGGAGTGTAAGGATTCCATTTACTGAACCTAACTTGGTATTCCATACCATGAGATTCAGTTAGATATTGAGGGGTACCATCATCAAGGTTTAAGATATAAGGATCTTCCATTAAGAGGCAAACACCTTTACGGTCTTCACCTTCCTCATCAAAGATCTCTTTCAACTCAGTAATGATTCGATCTCCCGTCTTTAATGTAACGATAGATACTGCCATAGCTATAAGCGTGTGAATTTATTGTAGCATAAAAAAATGGAGGAGTCAACCTGGATTTTGCCAGGTGCTCCTCGCGGCGACGATATTCAATTCTATTTAGAACCATTTCTTACGTTGCTGTTTCTCTGGCAGTTCTTTCTTCAATGCAATTGTGAGTAATCCATCAGCAAATTCTACTGACTCTACTTCTACATCATCTGCCAGTTGCCAGTTTCGTGAAAATGTTTTATTTGAAATCCCCTTGTGTGCATATTTCTTTTCTGCATCATCTGGAGATTTACTTGCAGATACTGTCAAGACGTTTCGTTCTGTCTCCACTGTAATATTTTCTCCTGAAAATCCTGCAAGAGCGACTTCCAATATGGTTCTACCATCAGATCCATTAACGACATTGTATGGAGGATAATTATCTCTTGCTCCTGCAAGAGCTTCAAGTCTACTGAATGTTTCATCGAACCCAATTGAATGCGGTGTGTATGTTTCCCAATTAAATGTTACCATTGTCCTTTAATAAGCGACTGTTTACATGCGACCCTTTCGGCATCACATCTTTATTTAACGATAACCATTAAAAATTTAATAACGGTTTTCACTAATTAAAGAATACGGTTTATACCAATTTCACTGACTTCAAAATACATTCTTGTTGTTCGTCTCCAGCAATTCTATTGTTTGAAATATATTCAAGAGTATGAAAGCTAAACATATCAAAACCAATAGAAACTCTACGAGAATCACATGAATCTACTTTGTGCATAACCCAAGAAGGAAACATAGTCATTCTTCCTGGTTTATTTTCACACCTCCATGGACCATAGTAATTACTTAAGTGTGGTATAAAATAATCAGTAGTAGTTTTATTATCAGATAACATTAAGTTACCACTGATAAATGTATTCTGATGCCAAGAGTGACAATGAACTGGCACATCCTCTCCAGGTTTTAAAACTACTGCCCAACCTCTAATCCACAAATCATCTAATCTCTCCTTATCATACTCTAAAGAATTTAAGTATTCACTGTATACTCTAGTTATGGATGACTTTAAAAATGTGACTGATGGTGAATCCCATTTAAAAATATTATAGTTTCTCCAAGATGAAAGATAAGAACCTAAATTTTCTTTCTCTACATCTTCTATCAATGATTTAATAAAAAAAGGATTGAGATCTTCTACCCATATAGGTAAATCAAAAGATGGGGCAAACGGTGTTTGAGGTTCCCATGATTTCCATCTATGTAAATTTGTATATTTTGTTTTTAACTTACAATCGGCGTTGTCTAGGACATTAATCATCCTGTTTCTTACGACCGATATTATATTTGGACTCAAGCGTCCACTCTCCCTTCTCTTTAAAAGATAAAACTTTAATCTGATTTAAAGGAGCTAAATCAGAAATTTTTTCTTTACTTTCTTCAGAGATATTAACTAGTCCCCAGTCAACTAATAACTGTACAATTCTATTACGACGTTGTACATCATTCAAAGAAAGATTTGTATTCTTGCCATCAAGGGCAAATAATTCTTTAAAGTGTACAATAAAATATCTTCCTTGCTTATGCAAGATATGACAGGACTGATAGATCTTCTTTTCTTTACGTGATGCAACACCAATCCTTGTTAGTGTTTCTCTCACCTTGAGAAAATCATCTGGTTCATTCAATACAACCTCAACCATATCGGTTTGTCGCCATTGAATTTCAACTTCACCGCTCATGTTTACCACCTTTGCTCAATGCTTTTGTAATATGATCTAGTTGATCCTTGGT